AAGCAGTCCTTGATAGTAAGACATTGCTGGAACAGTACAATGCAATGCCAGCAGAAGTCAAGGAACTCTTGATGAAGAATACCGACTTCCTTTCGTCTGGCGAACGTGCGACTGCGATCATTGAACGCTGGAATACACTCACACCAGAGCAGAAAGAATTGATCTTAAAGGATGCTGCGAGTGATAAGGCCGAACGTGTACGACTAGCAGTTGACTCACTTACTGGTATGGCTCACGTAGTCAATTTAGATGCAGAAGATAAGACCAAGAGCGCTATTGCAAGTGCGATGTCTAGCATCTTAACGTTACCTACTGACCATAAGACAGACTTGATTGCAACCCCAGATGGGGTAACGCTTGGAACAAACCAAGCGATGGGTGCATTAGGATTGTTTAACGGTTTTGCTGTACCAACTAAGCAGTTAACTGCAGATCCAAGCAATGCGAATAACGCAGCGCAACAAGCGATCAACAAACAGCAAGAATGGAATAACACTCCATCTCCTGTTAAACCACAGTTGGGTGATCCAACTGGTGCGATAACTGCTGCACGACAAGCGATTGAAAATCAAAACGCTTGGAACGCTACTCCAAGCCCTATCAAGGCTATCAATGCACAAGACAACACTGCAGGTCCTGTTTGGAGCGCTCAATCAAATATCAATAGCGTTCAAGGTAAAACAGTATACATTGATGTTGTAAAACGTATGATCGGTGGAGCAGCAGGAGTTATTGGTTTTAAAGATGGTACAGATTACCACAAAGGTGGTCCTGCAATGGTCAACGACCAACGCGGTACGCTTTATAAGGAAATGGTTACACTACCAACTGGTGAATCGTTTATCCCAGAAGGTCGTAATGTTATTCTTGACCTTCCAAAAGGTTCAAAGGTCATGCGCGCTGGTTTGACTAAAAACTTTATGCGTGAATTAGGTATACCGAACTTTGCAGACGGTGTAGGTTGGAAACGTTCGGAAGTTGCGAGTGTTACACAACGAATCAAGAACGTTAATGAATGGAAACGGAATAATGAACAACGTGACCTTGTACCGTTTATTCAAGAGTTGATTGACCAAGTTAAACGCGGTAACAATCGTGATGAACGACCAAACCAAAACTACACATTGAATGTGCATGGAAATAGCACTGGACAAGATTTGACACCAGAGTTTATGAAGCGTTTAATGCGCGAACTAGCATACTATACTAATCAGGAAGGAAGGGGATTAGCTTGACGACATTTACTTTCAATGGAAAGACAAATACTGAATTCGGTCTACGAGTAGCAGAAGGCAAGAAGATCACTACTTCCAGCCTTGATGTGGAGCGCGTGACGGTAGCAGGACGTGACGGTGATTTACTAATCAGTAATAACCGTCTTAATGCTGCTGAATTGAGTTTCCCAGTGAATTTTGTGAAAGAAAAGGGCTTAATTGCTACAGAAGTTTATAAAATTTCTGAGTGGTTGAACGTGGCAGGTTATAAGGATTTAACGATCTCTTACGATCCAGATTTCATCTATCGTGCTGCATATCTTGAAACATTTAGCATTGAGGAAACCATGAGGCAGTTTGGCAAGACAACCATTAATTTTGTGTGTTATCCAGTCAAATTTTATAAGCAAGGACGTACAACCCAGACACTATCTAATGGTGCTACAGTAAACGGTTTAGGTAACGTTAAGGCAAAACCAATCATCACGCTTGTTGGATCTGGTGACTGCACACTTACTATCAACGGGCGCAAGACTAAGTTGCGAGGTGTGCAAGGCAAGATTACGCTTGATATGCAGGCCAACCAAGTCTACAAGGACAATCTGCCAGCGTGGGATAAAGTAGTTAGAAGCCCACAATTCCAAATGCCATATCTTGATTATGGCAGAAATTTAATTTCATGGGACGGCAGTTTTACTGTAGAAATGATCCCGAATTGGGGGGTTAAGTTATGAGGCCTATACTATTTAACAAAAATGAACAATCATTTGATACGTATGGTTTTGGTGAGCTTAACGTAACCAAAGGTACGGTAACCCGTGAGCGCAACGGGAATTATACGCTATATGCTGAAATTCCCGTTAATGATCCAATGGTAGCAAGTCTTGAGAAAGAAATGAAGCTCAAGGCAGACGCTGGATTAAGGACGAAGAACCAAACCTTTGAAATTTCACGGATCGTTAAGGATAGCAGTAATATTGTTAAAATCTACGGTCAACACATCAGTCATAAGCTGGAATATATGGTATTGAGAAATGCCACAGCATTTTCTGGATCGGCATTTAGTGCATTGTCAATCTGGAGAGATGCGCTGATTGGTGATCTACGCTTTGATGTCTGGAGTGATATCCAGACGACTGGTAAGGGTGTGTTTGATATCTCTAAAACGGAGAATGCACGGCAAGCTCTTGGTGGTGTGGAAGGATCAATCCTTGATATCTATGGCGGGGAATACGATTTTGACAATATGACCGTGCGACTGCATAAGCAGTTAGGTCGTACTGCTCCAACTGTTTTGGAATATGGTCGAAATATCTTATCTGCTGAATCAGACGAAACGATCGAGAGTGTATACACTAGCGTGTTACCATTCGCAACATATACTCCCGATAAGCCAGAGGGTGACACTAGCGATAGTCAGCCCGACCCCGTAACAGTCACACTCCCAGAAAATTATGTAGACAGTAAATACAAAACCCTATACGCTCATCGCAGAATTAAAGTCGTAGACTTTTCGAGCGAGTTTAAATCAGATAGTAAGAGTAAGGATATTCCAACACCCAATAAATTGCGTAAGATGGCTAACGACTACATGGTGCGCAATGAAATCGGTAAGCCTAAAATCAATATCAAAATTGAGTATGCTGATTTAGCTAAAACGCTAGACTATGCTGATAATGGCTGGATCGAAGAGCTGGAGTTATGCGATATCGTACCAATCTACTACCCACAGATTGGATTGACCGATGAGACCGCGAAAGTAACGACTGTTACCTACGACTTTATCAACGAACGAAACGAAAGCGTGGAATTTGGCGATATCGGTACGAACGTCAGATCAACCATGCAAAGCGGTCTAGCTGGACGGGTAGATGATATCGCTAAAGCCCAGCAAGACTTTGAGACTAGCTTACCAGACTACCTACTAAACGCTCAAGGTAACAAAGTTTGGTATAACAGACCAGACGATAAAGAGCATAAGATCGGTGACATCTGGTTTGAAAAGAACGGTATCTACGACCGTATGTACGTTTGGAATGGATCGCAGTGGGAAAAGCGTATTGATACAGAAGATGTCGATAAGATCAAGAAAGAGGTTGATAAACAAATCTCAGACGCCCAAGCCTCAACGAACCAAGCGATCGCACAAGCGAACGCAAAAGCTGACGAATCCTTAAAAAAAGCTGGAACAAGTGCTGATTTAGCCAAAGAAGCAAAGAGAATTGCAGACGAGAACGTTACGAATTTAAATACGTTCAAGGCAACAGCAGAGAGGGCACAAACACAATTAAGTAAAGACGTTACGACCTTTAGAAATGAATATGGCTCTAAAATGCTTGAAGTCGATCAAACGACATCAGGTATTAAAACTAAAATCGGAGAAATAACATCATTCATTGATAAGGACGGCCAACGTCAAGATGAATTAAAGCGATACGCTCGCGAAGAAACAGCTAGCTTATCGACCACTATTCGTGAAACCTTATCCAGAGATTATGTTGCTAAAAGCACCTTCACAGAAAATGCTGAAGGCACAAGACAACGATTTGAAGCTCTTACCAGAGATAATGAAGCTAAACTAGCTGAGTTTAGACAAGGTATTGATGGCCGGTTGACCACATTATCTAGTCAGATTGCTGGAAAAGTCAATGAAACAGACTTCCAAAAAGTTAAAGAAACATCGCTACTCTATGAGCGTATTATCGGTACGTCCGAAACAGACGCACCCGATAAGCTATCACGGCTTGTTATGTCTAGCGAGATTTTCCAGACAGAGGTTGGGAAGTACGTTACAGATGATAATAACTTGATCGTCAATTCCATGACGATGGACAAAAATACGCTTGTTGGGAATAACAATCCAAAGGCAAGCGTATCTGTTAGTGATGGTATTTTTACAATAAAGGCGCAAGGCTTGACGGGTTATAACTGGTCTGGTTTTACATTGCCTATTTACGTCAAAAAAATCTATCACGGTGAAACATACACCCTTGGCTTTAAATACCGTATTAAGGAATATCCAGATAGTTCTTTTGCTTTCAACATCAAAAACCACGGCTTAAACAAAATCCTCTTATCTTCCGATATTGGCAAGAATAGGCCACCACTTAATGAATGGCAGGAATTTCAGAAGACTTTTACTGTTCAGGAAGATTTTGCTTTCGGTGAAGATGCAAACTATCCATTTTACATATATTTAGCCAAAAATGGATGGATAGAGTTCAAAGAACCAATCCTTGTGCGTGGATCGAATACAGGCCCTTACAAGCCAAGCCAGTTTGATGATGTTTTTGCTGATAATAAAGCAATCCGCACACAAGTAAGCCTACTTGCAGGATCGTGGGCAGTACGTAATCTTAACAGTAACGGTGATGTACTTAACTCTATCAACGTACTGGCAGACGGCACGAACCGAATTGATGGACGATTAACGCATATTACAGGGCAGACAAAAATTGATAATGCAGTCATTAAAGACGGTATGATCGCTAACCTTAACGCTGATAAAATCACGGGTGGTACTATTGATGCCAGTCAGGTCAACGTTATCAATGTAAACGCAAGTAACGTACTTGCTGGTACGATGCAAGGGATGATCTTGCGTGGCGGAAAGATTGAAGCATTGGATGGGTCGCTCTCGATGGACCTTAATAATAAAAAGATTAGGCTTAATGGTGACAACGTAGGCATCGTGCGGGAATTTAAAGGCTATCCAACTCAGTTTATACGTTACGAGGCAAGCGTCGAAAACGGACATAAACACGCTAAAACCATCATTGGTAGCAATCGGGATGGGACAGAGGCTTGGAATTCTCAGAGTTTTTCAGGAATCGTAATTGACAATAACGCTAACAACTCACTTGATAATATCTATCAATTTGGAGACCATATCCACTTTAAACACGCACAAGGCGATGATGGTTGGCGATTCTCAAATGTCTCGCAGATTATTACGCCGGGGGTATGGAATAAAAACTCCGAAATTTGGGCTAGAGCATTTGTCGTACCAAAAAAAACCAAAGGACTTACCGACACACCGATCGAATTTATAAATCTGGTTGATAGTATCGCTGCGCTATGGAAATTGTGGGCACACGCTAAAAGCCAAATTGGCATGACAGAGGCCATGAAAACCGTTATACAAGGATCTCTTGACGCTTGGAGTTATGGCAGACCACATATTTGATAGGAGGTGGCAGATGAACACAGTAGATAAAATCGTAAATGTTATCGCACAGAAACTCGCAAACGAGATCGTAGAAAGCTCTAACTATAAGGTCTTATACGAGGAAACGAACGAGGAATACAAGCGCGTAAATGAGCTATTAAGCAAGTTTAACAGCGTTTTGGACAGCGACAAAGCACTTAAAGACCTCTTTGATGAGGCCTCAAAAAAACTAGAAGAAGGTAAAAAACATGGAATTTAAACTTATTAACAAAT